GTTATCAGGCAAATGGTATGTACCAACACGTCGGTTCAGAATCAGCTGATAAGCAGCTGCCTGAACAGCAGGAGCGGCAGAGTTCATTTCATCCAAGAACAGGATAATTTGCTTGTGTTTTGCAGCCATTTCTGCACTAGGCAGTTCTGCAGGAGGAGCCCAACGCATAGTGCCGTCGTTGGAGTCAAAGTAAGGGATACCTTTAATATCGGTAGGTTCCCAAAGTGAAAGACGAACGTCAATCACGTGAGCTTCAAGCTCGTCGCCGAGCTGTTTGATAATGTCAGACTTACCAATACCAGGAGGACCCCAGAGGAAAATCGGACGCTTGTTATTAAATGCTTTACGCAGCGATTTTTTGGCGCCCTTGGGACCAACTGTGCGACTAAGAACTTCTGCCATTTTGCTTCCTTTGCTGTAAAAAATTAGGGAGTGTTTAACTGTCTATGTATCTATTATACGACAGTACAGCTGAGAAGTCAACTATTTTTTGGCTATTCTTCTTCGGAATCGTCCAAAGCGCCTAGCTCTTTTTGGCGCTCGTTCATAGCTTTCACTAATCCAAATTTTCGTATGTCGTCCGAAAACATGTATAGCTCAAAGCTCTTTCTTTCTGAAAATACAGTGATTGATTCAGTAGTTAAGTAGTATGGACAGTCAATGTATCTTTCTAAAAATACAATAGTCTGCGGACTTAACTCAATTGGTTCTGTAAACGGTATTTCGTACATCTTAATGTTAAGCTCGTTTATCAAGAAGTCATACCCTTCGTCGGAAAGCCTAAACGCATTTTGTTTATTAGTTCTATTAGATTGCCACCATTTACGACCAAATAGTTTTACATTTGCCTCGTCGATACTCTTACCCCATTGTTGTAAGAAAATTTTAGTGAGGGCGTCTCGGGTTATCATTTTATAATGGTTCCCTGTGTTAACTTAACTACTTGGAAGTCAGTAGTTCCAAATGTTAGATTTAGTTTCTTTGCTAGATTGTGTGCGTGTCCAGGATTTGAAAATGACACTTTTTTATATTTGGGGCCCGGGTACGATGTGAGGCTGTTAAAGCTCTTTAGATTAAACGGCTCGCCCTTATAGAACACAGCCCAGATTGCTTCCGCCTCTAGAATTTGCTCTGCTTTGTACGTCTTTTTATTGACGTTTTCTAAAAGTACTTTTGGTTTTGGTCTCGACATATATGCGTATCCGTAATAATATACGCATATATTTATCTCTTAAATTACTCTTCTAAATTACCGCCGTCCATGGTAATTGTAATAACTTCGGAACTAGAGCTTTGTTTTAACTGATTAAACATAGTTTCGTAGTCTTGTAAGAGCTTTGATTGCATTTCAGCAAGCACAAGGACTAGTGCCCTTGCTTGCTGGATGCTCATCTTTACTTCCTTACTCTGCGATTGGTCAGCAGATCTAACCTGTTGGATGAATTGCGTAACTGGTATTTGGTTAATCTGATTTTGCATTTGATAACACCGCCTTCATCTCTAGTTCAGATTTAAACGGGCCCTTGTATGGGTAACGTTCAATAGTAATTGCTTTAGGACAGAATGACTTCACCCAGCCCTTATCGAATTTAATTACATAGTAACCTGCACAGTAAAGACTCTTACTAGCGTTGCTCTTTGTAAATAACGGAAGTTTTCTTCTAACATCATACATTGCATTAAACGGTTTACAGCTAGTTGGATAACTGTGGCATTGATTTAGTTCATCTGCTGTTGGGCTAACCTTAACCTTGTCGCTTGTTAAGAAAAATCCTTTACCAAACTGTTTAGTAAGCTCGTCTTTCTTGTTAAACATTACTTCGCCATTTTGGCTGCTTAATATAAACTTGTTGTTTTCTTTTTTGTGTAGTGTAGCAATCTTTACACCATCTTCCTCAACTATCCAAAACTTACCGTCAACGATCGGTTTTGCGTGTAACTCTGTCATATTAATTTCCTTACAATAGGCTGTCTTATGAGGACATGTATCTTTGTAAGCACATACTTTCATGGATTGTACCTTTCTAGTTATATGCTACTATTTATCTTGTTTTTTTACGGATTTTCTTAACTTTTTCCTCTGTAATTTCAACTACTTTTTGTAGAGAGGCATTGTATCCGTTAATTGCATCTTGCACATCTTTCATTAATGCTTCGTCGTCCCATACAAGTTCTGTACGTCCGTCTTCAAAAGTTTTTACAGTTAGGTGGCTTCCTTGTTGGATCTTTGGCCAGCCACCACTATCGACGTTTGGTGTTTCTTTCTTTTTTTGTGTTGCCATTTTAATCTTCCTCGTATTCTACACAGTTACCGTCTTCGTTTGCTACAACGATCTTACGGAATCCGTTGTTGCCTTCGATAAGGATAGGACCCCAGATCCACGCTTCTGTTTCGTACTGACTCCAACCTTCTTGATTTTCTAGAACATCGTAGACATCGCCTTCTTCCTCGATAAGTTCTTGCAGACGTTCTTTTTCTTCGTCATCCATCTCTTCTGGAAACTCAATGTCTTCCCAACAGCCATCCCACATGCTGTCTAGTTCAACATTTTCAATGTTCGAGCCCGGAGAATCATACATGTTAAGACTGTCCTTAGCACCATCTCCCCCTGGTACGTAATCAAACTCAAACTCTGGAGGATTGCCGTCGTTTGTTTCTACAATAAAACTAGCACCGCGATATCCTGTCTTGCGGATAATAGTCATACCGTCTTTGACATATTGCTCGTGTTCTTCACAAGACTTTTTGTAATAAGGTGATACAGTCCAAGTTGTTGTTTTCACTTGTTCTGTTTTTTCCGATCCTGGAAACGGTGTAATTTCGTCAGGTCCATTAGGCCATGCCATATTAATTCTCCTTAGTTAGTTTGCGCCAGGTTACAGCAGATTCAGGATACTTTGCCTGGAAAGGATCGGCATATTGCTGAATGTTATCGGCAATCTTTTTCATATCCCAAGTGTTACAGAATTTAAGCATACGGATACCAACTTGCGTGATATCTTTTGGTACACAATTTGTATCAATAGTCTCAGCAATGAGTTCTTTGATGTCAGCTGGTTGATGCGTTAAGTCGATGAGACGACGATTGCGCTCATAATCTTCTAACACACGATGTTCTTGACCATTATGGTCTACCCAACGTTGCAGCATGAGATTGTTCCACGCAAACCCTTTGCTCTTACGATCTTCAAACGCTTCTGTAAGACCAACTTTGTTTTTGCTACCCTTAACTCGTACTCCGGGATAGGCACTAAAGACGTTATCACTAGTATCACCACGCATACACTTTTCAAATAACAGCCATTCTGGGTGTACAGTCTTTGGCTCACCAGTCTTTTTATCAAGAACTAGCTTGCCTTTTTTATCAAAGATTCCTTCTAGCGTATGAGTTTCTTCAGCAACACCGTTGAATTGTTTAACGTTAGATGCAAGCAACTGATGGAAGTCGCTATCGGTACTGATAATAACGTGGCTATCGTTAGGATGAGATTGAATAAAACCTGCAATTAGATCGTCTGCTTCTAGCTGCGGATGTTGTAGTACAGTTACGTTAGTCTTCTCAGTAATGAACTTTTTAAACTCGTCAAACGCTTCCCAGAACAATTTGTCTTCTTCTTGTTCTTTTACTGTAAGGGCCGCACGAGCTTCTGCTCGATTAGCTTTATAAGGCTTATAGAAGTCTTTACGCCACGATCGACCTTCTAAGCAGAACACTACATGTTTGCCCTCAAAGTCTTGCCATGCTTTCTTAATGCTGTTAAAGGTTATGTGGAAGGCCATGCCAAGTTTAATATCGCTAGACCCTTGAACAACGTGTCTTGCACGAAAGAATGTGTTAGCGGTATCGACTAAGATGTATGTCATTTTACTTCTGCTTTTCCGTTTGCTAATCTTGTTATATCAATAAACCCTGCACCGCGGTTTGGATCTTGTCCTTCTTCTACTAGCATATTTCGAGCTAGATCTCTAAACCAACGATCGACAATTTCTTCGTCGGGGTCGCCTTCAAAGCCATAACCGACTTTTTTCAATTGTACAATAAACTGTTCGTTCCAGTCAAGTTCAAAGAAGCCATTTCGTATGTTGTCTTTGTTTACATGAGTGTCAAGTACCGCAACCCAAGGTTCACCTTTGGCAGTAGCTCGCTCTTTTGGAGTCATCTTAGCTAATTGTTCTTGACGTTTAGCTTCTTCTTCGGCAGCTTTGGCTTCTTCTAATCGGGCTAACGCATCTAATTTTTCTTGCTCTAATTGAGCACGGGCATCCTCGAGTTTTTTAATTCCCGTAATTTTTTTGAACCATTCCTTCATGGTAATCTCCTAAGTTTACATATGATAACGGATGCGGCATAATTCCCATATTCCATATCATTTGATTCATGTGTTCTCTTTCGACAATCGGCAATGCTTGTATAAAGGTATTGGTACTATACCTTGCTCCTTTAGTTACAGTAGTTACTTCATGCACCCAGAACGGGTCGGCAGGAAATATCATAGCATCACCTGCTTCCAGCGGCACAGTATGTCTACCATTCCAAAACTTAAACTCTCCGCCTTCGAAATTAGAGTTTAGTGCAATCGTGCAGCTTGCGTGGATCATTTCTTCCCAATCTACGTGCGGGTGTATCCATCCGCCTACATCATACTTCATTAATCGGTGCATGTGCGAAAATCGCAAGAACTTTCTAAGAGTTGGTACACTAAATGATTTAAACTGGTCTAAGTGTGCCATCCATCGATCAATGGCGTTGTTAGTTGCTGAGTGTACAATGTTAAATGCTTCAGTGCCTGGATCTAACTCAATTCGATTAAAAGTTGAGGTAGTCATAACGTTTGTTACAGCGTGAACACAACTTTCTTTAACTGAAGCTTGATGTTTAGACTCATATTCATTAATGAGTAGGGTGCATTGCTCAGCAGACAATGCACCCTTAATTACAAGTATTAAGTCTTTTAACTTAATATCTTCCATTAAGTTCCCCACTCGTTCTTGAACAACGGCACTTGCAATCGATCTGAATATCGCAAACCGTTTTTCATTGCTAGTTCAGCGACCCGACGATTATTAAGAGTATAAACAGACTCCACCCCACCAACTGGCATAAGATATACGGGTCCTGTAAACCCTTCGGCTCTGTAAATGTCTGCTGTTTCAATTGCTTCTTCTGCATCTTCTTCTGTAGCTACTACAAACTTAAGGTAAGTGTAGCCAACCTCCTCATATTCACATACAACATCCGGACGAATAGCTTCGTGGCGTGCTTCTCCAGAACAACTTAGTTTAGCACTAACGCTAAATGTAACTTCTGGCGTAAAGTCTACATGCGGCATCTGCCATTCGATTAAGAACTCTTTAAATTCAGCACTTAGTTTTTGAGTACCGTTTGTCTCAAATGTAATTTCTTTAAGTCCTGACATCTTAGGATGACGCAACAAATCTGGATAAGCACGTTGCCAACCAAGTAACGGCTCGCCGCCTGTAATAACTAAGTGTTCTTCTTGCCACTTGTTAAATGGAAGTATTTCCATAATGCGTTCTGCAATAGCATCGCTTGTGAGCATAGGGCTAAGGTCTTTAAAGCGAGGATCCCAACTAGCA